CGTGACCACTTTGCGGGGCAAGCTATGCAAAAAATGGTTGGGTCAGGTGAATATCAATTTATTGCTAAAAATGCTTACGCGATGGCAGACGCAATGCTGAAAGCGAGGGAGAAATGATACTTACACCACAGCAGATGTCTGAATCGCTTTGGAAAATACTGGAGGATGTTGTTGCAGAAAACTTCCCACCGGAAGAGCGCGAAGAGGCCAAGGCCCGCATTCTTGATGCATGGAGCGCGGAGATGTTTCAAGGAAGGACTGCAAATGAACATCAAAGAACTTGCTGAACAAGCCAACGGTGAACATTCTTGGCCCGGTGGTGTTGATTGGGTTTGGGATGAGCTTGAACGCTTTGCTGAGTTGGTAGCCGCACATGAGCGTGAAGAGTGCGCCAAGGTGTGTGATAGGTTTGCAAACCGAATGATGAGCGCAGAAGAATGTGCAGGCGCAATCAGAGAAAGGGGCAAAGCATGAACGATGACGATACCGATTCCGGCGGGGACTTCTTTGTCGACATGGTGAAGACAGTTCTTGCCATTGGCTTTTTTCTTCTGTTCGTAGTCACCGTTGGTGCAGTTGTATGGGGGTTCGTAGCATGAGAGTACTACGCAGAACAGGCGATGACTTTAAATGGAGCGCCAAGCTGGTGTCCGAGTATGACGAAGACGACAAACATCACAAGGATGCAATGGCTGCGTTTGCGGACGACATTCTTGACCTGACTGGTAAGCGCAATTGCTACCTTGACCGCGAGACTTTGCTGAAGATGTACGACATGTACATGGACTACAAACCATCAACGCCTATGTGGCAGCAGAACCAACAGGCGCTGTACGACAAACTAAAGGAGAAAGCATGACCGGATTTAATTCAAAGCGTGAAGCGGCTGCGGACAAGATGCAGGAGCCACCATCAGAATGGGCGGGCATCAAAGCAATACTGGATGAGTACGGATTGCAAGCCATTGACTTTGTGGCTGATTTCAAAGCAGCCTTGGCACAGCCAGCACAGCAGGAAGCACTCTACGGCATGAACCAAGACGATTGGAAAGACATAGTTGCTGCGATAGCCAAGGTGCGTGATGGCAGAGGGATATACCTAGGATGCCGCCCTGCTGATGTGTTTCAAGATTGGTTCCTCGCGCTTGGTACAGCTAAGGTGAAGGAGAAGAACGGATGATTACTATTTTTGGGGTGTGGGCGAGTTTTTGGATGTTCAACTATGAGAACCGTGTGCGTATTAAACGCAAGGAGAAGAACGGATGACCGCCGCACTTGACCGAGCCGTGGCAAATGCACTAGGGCTTAAAAGCGTAAACAACTGTGAGAAATGGAGAAGAACAATGGATGATGACTCGCTGGAAGACATGTTGAAACAAAACATAGTCAGGATACTGAATGGCAGAGAGATTACTTTGGGGCGTTACCCTAACCCGCCGCATAGGATTGGTTGGGTTTGGAAAGACACAGGGTTGCCCCCCACTGAAGAAGAAGCGAAAGTTAAACGAAAGGAGAAAAACAATGCTTAGCATCGAACACCAGCAAATGCTGATATGGGCAGCACGCCCCAAGCGGGAAGACTTCAACGTGGACAACAAAGAACTAGATGAAGTCATTGCGGCTATCCGCAGGGCAGCACCGGAGAAGTTTATCAAGGGTAGCGTGATAGGAACACGGCAGTTTTACGATGAGCCAAGGGACGGGTCATCTACCCCACACAACGGCTACGTACGTTCACGTAGGTCTAGCACTTATTAGGAGAAGAGCAATGAATGAAGAAGACGATGACATACAGGACTACAAGAAGCCGTGGGTAGGGCTGACTGATGAGGAGATTAAAGAAATCATTGGGTCGTGGGGCGACACGCCCGTAAAGGGCTACACCCGCAAACTGTTTGACCAGATTGAAGCTAAGTTAAGGAGCAAGAACACATGAGCAAAGAAGAAGCATTGAAAATAGTCAGGCTGTTGAGCGCACTGGAGTCGTGGGCGTTCAGTCAGCCCAACCGGATACCCGACTACTTGATAGAGGACGTAGGCACAGCAATGGTGATACTGGAACGAATCATTTTGAAGGAGAAAAGTGAATGATGACACCGGAAAAGAAAGTCAAGGCCAAGGTAGTAGGCGTACTAAAAGGTTATGGTGCGTATTACTTTTACCCTGTTGCTGGTGGCTACGGTGCTGCCGGTATCCCCGACATTGTGGGTTGCTACAACGGTAGGTTCTTTGCCATTGAATGCAAAGCGGGGAAGGGCAAGACCACTGCACTTCAGGATAAGAACATAGCGCAGATTCATGGACAGGCTGGGTACGCTATCGTAGTGAACGAGGACAACATATCGGATGTTGACAAGTTGATGCAGAGGATATGGGGTATGGAAATGGAAAAAACGAAAGGAACTAAATGAGCGTTATCACCATCGACTTTGAGACGTACTACTCAAAGGACTTCAGCTTGAGCAAGATGACCACAGAGGAGTACATACGCGACCCGCAGTTTCAAATCATTGGGGTTGCGGTGAAGGTGGACGATGGCAAGACACGGTTCTTCTCGGGGAGCCATGAATCCTTACGCAACCAACTGCAAGAGTACAACTGGGCAAGCAGCATGGTGGTGGCGCACAACGCGATGTTTGATATGGCTATCCTTAACTGGATACTGGATATCAGACCGATGGCTATCGGTGACACACTGAGCATGGCACGGGCTATCCACGGCATAGAGGTGGGCAACAGCCTGAGCAAGCTGGCGCAGTACTACAAGCTAGGCGAGAAGGGGACTGAGGTAGTCAATGCCAAGGACAAGCGGCGGGAAGACTTCACCAACGAGCAGATGCGTAGCTACGCTGGGTACTGCGCTAACGATGTAGAGATAACCTACCAACTGTTTCTCACGCTCTTACCGCATTTCAACAAGACGGAACTGCGCCTGATTAACTTAACCATTCGCATGTTTACAGAGCCATCATTGAGGCTCGACGGCGTGCTTTTGAATAGTCATCTCATAGAAGTACGTGATAGCAAGAAGGCTTTACTTACCCAGTCTGGGGCCAACATAGATGACTTGATGAGTAACTTTAAATTTGCGGAACTGCTACGCGAGTTGGGTGTTGAGCCCCCGATGAAGATAAGCGCGACCACAGGCAAGGAGGCATTAGCGTTTGCCAAGACTGATGAGGAATTCAAAGCCTTGTCAGAACATCCTGACCTACGTGTACAAACGCTGGTGGCTGCTCGCTTGGGGAACAAGACCACACTGGAGGAGACACGTACAGAGCGGCTGATATCTATTGCTGACCGAGGGCTAATCCCCGTGCCCCTCTCTTACTACGCTGCCCATACTGGACGGTGGGGTGGTGCAGACAAGCTGAACTTTCAGAACTTACCTAGCCGTGGACAAAATGCCAACAAGTTAAAGAAAGCCATACTCGCACCCGCAGGTCATGTCATCATAGATTGCGACTCATCACAAATTGAGGCCCGTGTGCTTGCGTGGTTTGCTGGACAGGACGACTTGGTGGAAGCCTTTGCCAAGGGCGAGGATGTCTACAAAATCATGGCATCTGCCATCTACAACAAGCCCCGCGAAGAGATAGACAAGCAAGAGCGGTTTGTGGGTAAGACGACCATCCTTGGTGCAGGGTACGGCATGGGTGGCGCTAAGTTTCAGGCACAGCTAAAGACGTTTGGCACAAGCATTGAACTGAAGGAAGCTGAACGTATCGTGAATACTTATCGGGAAACCTACCCCCATATAAAGAAGCTATGGAGTGATGGTGGCAAGGCGATAGATTCCATGTACAAGAAGAAGACTACCAAGTGGGGCAAGGAAGGCGTAATCACGGTAGGCGCGGACGGAATCATCATGCCCAACGGGCTGGTGCAACGCTATCCGAACCTGAAGAAAGTCAAAGATACGCGAGACGGGAACACCGGAATGCAGTATATTTACGACTCACGCAAGGGCGTGACGAAGCTATACGGCGGCAAGTTGACAGAGAACATTTGTCAGGGTTTGGCGCGCTGTATTATTGGTGAACAGATGCTGCGGATAGCTAGAAAGTACACAGTAGTACTGACCGTGCATGATGCCGTGGCGTGTATCGCACCAAAGGCCGAAGCTGAAGAAGCGATGGCGTACGTGATGGAGTGCATGCGGTATGTCCCTGATTGGGCACAAGGCATTCCATTGAACTGCGAAGCTGGATATGGAGATAGCTATGGAGATTGCTGAGATTATTGATTATGCTAGACCCTGCATGGATGCAGAGAAGGCATTGAAGGACGCACACGATGCTGTGTTGGACGGGAAATTCGATGAGGCCATGACGAAGACTATGGACGCGCTGGTGAGCGTACGGTTGATGTATGGTGCACTGCGTCACATGAAGGAGCGGGATGAGAAAACCATATGAGCACAAAGCCCCACTCGTTCGCAACTTACTAAAAGCAAACATAGAAGGCTTGACAGCACAAGACATAAGTACTCGGCTGGAAACAGATGAACGTCATATTTACAGGGTGCTAAACAAAATGCCTGACGCATACATTGTGGGTTGGATTGAAGGTAAATACGTGACTGCAAAGTGGCGTGTGGCGTATGTTCCTCCGCATTGCCCGTCCCCGTTAAAGAAAGACAAAACAAAGCGAGTACGAGCAAAATGAAGCCATCATCATGGAGTTACTCGGGCATAACGCTGTTCGACCAATGTCCCAAGAAGTACTACCACATGCGGGTAGCCAAGGACATTTCAGAACCCGCGAGTACCGCCATGATGTACGGCACAGATGTGCATGCTGCCGCTGAATACTACATACGGGATGGCACTCCTCTCCCTGAGAAGTACTCATACCTAAACCCGTTGTTGGATAAGTTGAATACGTACCCCGGTCAAAAGTACTGTGAACTTGAAATGGGGCTACAACGAGTGAATGGGCGGTTGCTCCCCTGCGCGTTCGATGACCCCAAGGTTTGGTACAGAGGCATTGCTGATTTGGTAATCATCAGCCCCGATGGGAAGATGGCGCGTATCATCGACTACAAGACGGGCAAGTCCAGTAGGTATGCGGACACCAAGCAGTTGGCGTTGATGGCGGCGTGTGTGTTCCTGCACTTCCCGACTGTCGTGCATATCAAAGCTGCCCTGCTGTTTGTGGTGGCTGAGGATTTGGTCAAAGCGGAATATGATGCTCCCACTGCGATGCACATCTTTACGGAACTGGACAAGATATTGGTACAACGGGATGCGGCTTACGAGAGCGAAGTATTTAACCCGAAGAAGAACTTTACATGCAAGGCGTATTGCCCTGTGCGGATTTGCCCCCATAATGGAAGGAGTGAATGATGGCGTACAAGAACAAGGAAGACCGTAATATCCAGCGGGAGTACGAGTTAGAAAAGAAACGAGATGGTGCACATGAGGCCCGCATGGAGCGGCAACGTGCTAGACGAGCGTTGGACAAGAAAGGCGTTGACCGCACGGGTAAGGATGTTGCCCATGTCAAAGCCTTGTCCAAAGGCGGTTCAAACAAGAACGGTGTGAGGCTTGAGCCCGCATCAAAGAATCGGTCATTCCCAAGGAATGCCGACAAGTCAATGAAGTAATTTGGTTTTTGGTTTTCGGTTTCGTAGACAGTCTCACGAAGTTAGGTGCAAGTGTGAGTGAGACGAGGGGTGCTATCCCCTGCATGAGATAACTGCATCAGTTAACACGGCAAGGTTCCAGCCGCGAGTTAACGGACACCTCGGAAAGACGAGGACATATTTTCCTCCGAACACCATGTTTGGAGTGCTTACCTATAGGAGTCCATGTGGAAATCATTGATAACAGAGCCATCTTATTGAAGGTGCGCAACCCTGACCGCATCACAACGGTCATACCAAAAAGCAAAGTAATCACCGTGGGAGACGGGTTCTCAGAAGTGCTGGTGCATTGGGGACTAGAAGAAGCAACGGTACTGAAGAACCTACGCATTAACGTACCATCACCAATCAACGCTACGTACAAATGGCCCGGCTTGTACAAACCGTTTGACCATCAAAAAACTACATCGTCATTCCTAACCCTGCATCGGCGGGCGTTCTGTTTCAACGAGCAAGGCACAGGCAAAACTGCCAGTGTGATTTGGGCATCCGACTACCTGATGTCCCTTGGGTTCATCAAGCGGGTACTCATCATCTGCCCCCTATCCATCATGGATTCGGCTTGGCGCAATGACTTGTTCAAGTTTGCTATGCACCGCAGGGTGGATGTTGCATACGGCAAAGCATCGAAGCGTGAGGACATCATCAACGGGGATGCTGAGTACGTTGCCATCAACTATGACGGTGTGGAAATTGTGGCAGACACTATCCGCAAGGGTGGGTTTGACTTGATAGTGGTTGACGAAGCTAACGCATACAAGAATCCCTCTACAAGACGTTGGAAGGTGCTGCAAAAAATACTGACCCCACAGACATGGCTATGGTTGCTCACAGGAACACCCGCATCCCAATCACCCACAGACGCATACGGCATTGCCAAGCTGGTCAACCCTGATGGCGTACCAAGGAATGCAGGGGCATTCAAAGATGCTGTGATGAATAAAGTGACGCAGTTCAAATGGGTTCCCAAACCCGAAGCGCAAGTCGTTGTTCACCGTGCCTTACAACCCGCCATTAGGTTTACGAAAGAGGAATGCTTAGACCTCCCAGAGATGACCTACGTAACGCGCAACGTACCACTTACTGCACAGCAAGAGAAATACTACCAGTTGCTCCGCCGACGTTTAATCGTGCAAGCTGCTGGTGAAGAGATAACCACAGTCAACGCCGCAGCCAGCCTGAACAAGCTATTGCAGTTGTCCGCAGGGGCAGTCTATTCCGACTCGGGTGAGACCGTGCAGTTTGATGCCAGCAATAGGCTTGCAGTCCTGCGGGAAGTCATTGAGGAATCCAGCCACAAGGTGCTGGTGTTTGTGCCCTATCGGCATGGCATTGAGTTGGTGTCCGAAGACCTACGCAAGCATGGGTACTCGACAGCGGTGATTCATGGTGATGTGCCCGTGGGTAAGCGCACAGACATCTTTGACCGATTCCAAACGACTGACGCTCCGCAAGTGCTGGTCATCCAACCACAGGCCGCATCGCATGGTGTGACCCTACATGCCGCAAACACCATCGTGTACTGGAGCCCCGTGATGTCCGTGGAGACCTACCTCCAGTGCAACGCCCGTGTCCACAGGGCAGGGCAGAAGAACCCGACCACCGTGGTGCACCTACAGGGCAGCGGAGCGGAGCGCAACATGTACTCCATGCTGCATAACAAAGTCGATTTTCATAACAAAATAATTGACCTCTACAAAGAAATTTTATCCGACTAGTCTTGACATTGTTAAATTTAGTGCTACTATACGGGTTCCTCTTTCTAAGGAGTGCAAATGGTTCAAGATATTTCAGTTGATAGATTAGTCGCCGCTTACATCAAGATGCGCGACAAGCGGAGCGTAATCCTACGCGAATACGAAGAGCAAGACGGTGCTATCAAAGCACAGATGGAACTTGTGGAGACCAAGCTGCTTGACCTCTGCAAGACCCTCGACACCGACAGTCTGAAAACTCAACATGGCTTGGTCTACCGTTCGGTTAAGACCCGCTACTGGACGAGTGATTGGCAATCCATGTACAAATTCATTAAGGAGCACGACATGCCTGAACTCTTGGAGCAGCGTGTTAGTCAGACCGGAATGAAACAGCTACTGGAGGAAAACCCCGACCTCATGCCTCGCGGTATGAACATTGATAGCAAGTACTCAGTCACCATAAGGAGAAGCAAGAATGCAAGTTGAAGCATACACAGCGGAGGAAGTCGCAAAACTATTGCGGGTCTCTCGGCAAACGGTCTACACGTTGATACGTGAAGGAAAGATTCCCCATTTCAAAGTGGGTAATAAGGTGCGCATCAAACGTGCGGACATTGAAAAAATCACCAACACCAACCCCCAACCTCAACCTACAGGAGAAGTTAAATGAGTGACAGCCTCACCGCTGAACAACACATACGGATTCATGCCGTTCAATTGGCACTATCGTATTTCAATATGAATCCAAGTACCGGTAAAGATTTTTTTGAGATTGTTGAAGCCATGTATCTGTTTATCAAAGGAGTAACAAATGAGTGAGTTGACATTGTTTTCTAAGGGCGGCAACACACTGCCCGCACACTTGCGCAACCTGCAACTGGATGCGACTACCAAGTCCCTGATGGGCGGCTCTAGCGGCGGCGCTAGTAAACGTATCTCTATCCGTGGTGGCGTGTTCCGCATGCTTGTCGATGGCAAAGAGATTGCCCAAAACGAAGACCGCTCCATGAACATTGTGGTTGTGGCGGCTAACGAGAACGTATCACGTACCTACTATGAAGGCACATATGAAGAAGGCAAGAACATTGCCCCCACATGCTGGTCAAACGATGGCATCTCCCCTGACGCAAAGTCAGACGAACCCCAAGCCAGTAAGTGCGCCTCCTGCCCGCAAAACATCGCCGGTTCAGGACAGGGCACAAGCCGTGCTTGCCGTTACAGTCAACGCTTGGCTGTGACACTGGAAAATGATATGCAGGGTGATGTGTACCAACTGCAACTGCCCGGACAGTCTATCTTTGGCAACGCTGAAAATGGCAAGATGCCCCTACAGGCATACGCTAAATTCTTGGGCGGTCATGGTATTCCTATCACCGCAGTGGTTACCGAGATGCGGTTCGATACTGCCAGTGCTACACCCAAGCTGACCTTTAAGGCAGTGCGCCCGCTGGAGCCTGAAGAACTGGAGAACGCACAAGAGAAGGGTCAGTCCGCCGAAGCGAAGGTTGCGATTGCCTCAACATCTTCTGCTATGGATGGGGCTAAGCCGAAGGCCGCTATTGCCGCTCCCGCTCCCGTTGAGGAAGCCCCTGCCCCCAAGGCTAAAGCCAAACCCGCTGTGGAGCCTGAAGAAGAGGCGGTAGCGGAGCCCACCAAACGCACCAAGAAAGCTACCCCAACGGACGTAGCTGAAGTCTTGGACGATTGGCTGGAGTAACTCTTTCGGGGGGAAAGCGGATGCTGTTAGTTGAACTCCTACAGTCACCAAGTGCAGGGAAACGTGTTGGTTGGCCTGTGACTTGGCAACCTAAAAACAGACGCAGCGAGTACCCCCACCTAACACTATGAACAACAGAGGCTATTCACGTAAGTTTATTGAAGCCAACAGGAAGGCAGACCAGTCCCATCTTGGTGTGCAGCTTGGACGCATATGTATTACGCGAGATATCCCCGTCCAAGATGTTGCTGATTTTTTAGATGTGTCCCGTCAGGCCGTGTACCTGTGGTTCTTAGGTAAGTCATTGCCTCACCCCACGATGCGCGATACCTTGAAGGATGTCATCAAGAAACTAAAAGCACGACAACCGTTGTAACTCAGTCCTCCGTCGCCAGCGGGGGTTCTGAAATTTTGAGAGCGAACAATGACCTCACGGACTTCCTTTTTCTCTGCCGTGCTTGCGTCCGAAGGGATGTACTGCGTGGTGGGGCTGAAGAAAGGTGTGCCAAGACAAACATTCGTAGAGACAGCCGAGGAGATAGATGGTGTAGTTGATGGGTTGATGTCCCAAGGGTATGACGCATATTTTGGATGTGCCAAGTATGCAAACCCTGTTGATGGGCGCACCATGCAAAACGCAAAGTGGTTCAAGTCTTTTTGGCTTGACCTTGATTGCGGAGATGCAAAACCATACGACACGCAGACCACTGCTCTCACTGCCTTACGAGCGTTCGTTGACGCTACCGGACTTCCAAAACCGACCATCGTTAATTCGGGGCGCGGTGTACATGTCTACTGGACACTGACAGAAGTAATAGGCTACAACGATTGGAAGCCTACGGCTGAAGCGTTCAAAAAGTTTTGTGCCCAGCACAAGCTACACGCTGACCCAGCAGTAACGGCTGATGGAGCCCGAATACTCCGAGTGCCGTACACACTTAACTATAAGGACACACCTCCTAACAAAGTCACGGTGGTACTTGAATCACAACCTACAACATTCAATAGGTTCAAGGAAATCATCGGAGCTGGACAGGTGGATGAAGACCCAACACAGCCATTTGCTACACCAGCGCATCGCCGCCCAATGGATGCAACGACTCGCGCTTTGATGGGCAACAGCATCTCCAAGTTTGGAACCATCATGCGTAAGGCAGCACAGGGTAAAAGCTGTGCACAACTTGTCCATATCTACAAGAACCAGCAAGAGATTGATGAGCCTTTGTGGAGAGCGGGGCTGTCGATTGCAGTCAACTGCGAGGACGGGGAACTTGCCATACACAAGATATCCCATGCCCATGATGAGTACGACCCACAGGTAACCAAGGCCAAGGCAGACGTTCTACTTGGCAAGCCGTACAAGTGCAGCACGTTTGAGAACC